AGCCAACGCCAGGTACGACAGTTTGGTTCTCAACAGCATCCCACAAAACAATCTGAGCCTTCTTTAGAAGATCCTCAGTGTCCTCGTAACACACATCACCGTACGAGGTAATCTCAACCGTACCGCGGTCGAGAAGCTTAGGGTTAACAGGGTAACCACCAGCGCGTCGAACGTTCAGAATCGGGAACTCACGGTCAGTGTTCACGGGAATCCACGAAGTAACCTGCACATCTGGGAAGGCAGTGCGCAACAACGGGATAACGATGGACTGAACACGAGGCATTTCCTGCATGTCACTTACCATCACAACACCCCATCATGATACCAATCGATAAACAAGTGCAGGCCACGTACGAATTGACGATTTAGTCCTCGCGCCTGAGACCCAAGGTAATGTCCGAATTCAATTGACAATGCCGCTTCATCAACTAGTGACACGAACGTATCAACTGTTCCACGTGACACTTCAATATGGGCCGCACCAGTCTTACGGTGAGGAGCCAGGCGTGCCTCAGCAATCGAACCAATCTCCCGGCCAACATCGTACACCGCACCGCGAACACCAGGCATGTGAGAGATCTTCTTGTTCAGATCCCTCTCCTTCATCAAGTCGATCATGTGCGCCTCAACGTGTAATCAGTGTGTGCTGTGCTATCACTTCCATTGAAATGCTTAGCACGCCCAATAACACTCCACATCAAGCCGCGCCACTCGACCTTAGCCTCAAACCCAATCTCACGCGTGTAGGAGCGCGGAGGACGAAAGCGATACACCTGCTCAGTGTCATATCCCTCTTCATCCTGCTCAGCGCGCCTAGCTGACGTACCACTCTGTGCAGCAACTTGTACGGCACAATTTGTGATCGTTTCTACATCTGTAGATGAAGCGCGATACATGGGGTTACCATCAGGAGATGTCCAACGCTCTTCGTGATGAACGATGACAGTTTCACGGCCATGATCTAGAAGGCTCACGGTACACGCACCGTCCACCCGTAACTTGGAGGGCACCAGTAGTGGGCGTCAGGCTGCCTTGCGCCTCCCTCAACCCTATCACCAAAAGGGGAAACAGGGACAATCTGGAACATACCGCCACCACCGAACAGCCAATCCCATTCGATAGGCAACAATTCCAAATAACCATTAGCCCCTGCTGTACTGCGTGTATAACTATAGTTACCGTCAGTTTCCGAAACGTAGGCATCAGGGTTACGAAGGACACGAACAACAGCGTTCACTTCGATCATGACTACGAGGCGCTCAGGAATGTCTCCTGCGGCAACCTTAGCGTCCAAGTCTGGAATGCGAAGCTTGATGATTGTTTCTACGTCTTCTAGAAGCTCAGTGACCTGAGCCTCCTCTTCGGGAGTTAGGTCACGGCCTAGACGCGTCTCCACATCAGCCGGAGTAGCGTATGCCATGTTTCCTCACTTCTCGTAGCGACACTTCTCAGGGAAGCGCTCGCGAATGTAATCGCCAATCATGCCGTACTGGAAGCTACGGTCTGATGTTGACAAAAAGTCTCGTCGAGAAAGATCTGAAGGTAGTTCGTAAAGTTCGTGGACCTTCACGTCTTCTCGGTATGACTCTCCGCCCCAATTATAAATATTTCCTGCCAAAGTAACTTGGTGTAGCCAAGCACCATTTGGGGCGGGAGACTTAAAATCTGTGAACACCTGCACCAACTGTTCCTTGGGAATGACACAAGGGATGTGCAATTGATAGTTAACGGTGCTTAGACCACGTTCCATGAGAATGTTACGTGTCGTCACCATGCTCTTACGAAACGCTTCACCGAGTGTGCGACAATTATCGATCGCGTGGTTCAGGTTACCCCAATTTAGAATTGGCATGCGATCAAATCGCTGCATGATGAAGTGATCGTCATTGAACAAGTAGAAAGTGTCGCTGATATCAGGATGAGTGTACGCGGCCATTTGGTTGCGCAATGAGTTCGGGTGCTTCTGTCCCGGGACTTGCTCTACGGGGATATGAATCACATTCTGAACCCATGTGGGCTTATACCCTGCAAAGAACACACGATCATGCTTGAGATTCTCATCAAGTGAACGGAGCGAGTGTCGCAACTCTTCGTTACGTTCCTCTTCCTTCACGATATACACTACATCCGCCACGTCTTTTTACCCTTAGATATGGAAAGGGAGGGCCACCCGAAGATGACCCTCCCCATTCACGTTAGATCAGCTCTCTGTCGGAAGCGGGTAAGTCTCAGTAGGAACTGTGTCCCCACCAGACTCACCAGCAGGAACCGTAGTTCCAGGCACGATAGAGGCAGTGTCGGTCAAGCGCACAAAGGCAGTTGGGTCTACCAACCAACCAAAGGTAGTCTCGATCAACACGGCGACCTGGTTCGTCTGCCATAGGTTGACCTGAGTACCATCAGCAGAGTTGATGACACCAGTGTCGGTAACCTTCACACGAACGGCGTCGGCGTAGCCGTACACCAAACGTGACCAGTCACCAAGGATAGCGCGCGTACCGCTGTCCTCACCGCGACCAACAACACCACTTACAGCCTTGCCCTGCTCAACAGGAAGACCTGCCAAGGTACCAAGACTCTGGTTGGCCAAGTTCAACTGGCCCTGGAAAATCAAGTTGCCGTTAGCATCACGCGCTGTCAATACCGGAGGTACGAAGCGAGCGTCAATAGCCCAAGCGTTCGGCGAGAAACCACGATTTACAAGAGTTGCCCACGCGTTTGTCAGGTCAACGTCAAGTGTCTCAGTAGTAGTCGGGTAGTTGATGCTTCCCGTGCTCTGCTGAATGTAATGGTTGTTTGCGATACCCAACAATGAATCACCATTGTCAGGGCGCTTTCCGTGGAAAACGGCCAAATCGATACCGCGGGAAATAGCACGGGCCATCTGAGGCCCTACACTGCTCCACAAACCGTTCACGTTAGCACGAGCGAACTCCTCAGAGGCAGTTACGATCGTAGCCATCTTGATCGGCGCGAAGCTTGTGCTCTCCCACGCGATACCACTCACTGGCTTGCGGTAGCCCTCACGGTCCTGTGGGCGTGTACCCACACCAACCTGGCCAACCTCAGGCTCAAGCGTGTTCATCGCAATTAGCGTCTCGCCATACCCGACCGGAACCTGACGGCCCAAACGAAGCACCAAACTACCCTCGGTAGCAGTCTCCCATAGGGTTCCTGCGTTCTCCTTAGGAAGCATGTCGTCGGTCAAGTACGCAAGACGTCCCTGGTGACGGTCTTCGCGATTCGGCGAGACCTCATTCTGGAAAGCCATTTAGCGTCCTTTACTGTATTACTGACCCCACCCAAGCTTGCCCGACAAGAAATCGCCGAACGTCTCTTCAGGTGTGGAAGGCTTGTTATCCTCGTTGCCGCGTCCTGCGGAACGATCTGTGGCACGGCGCTTTTCACCGAAACCACCAAATGCTTCTGTGACACTCTTCGCATCAGTCTTAAGCTCGTCGATGGTACTTCCGCGCAGACGATCTGCAAGCGCATTTGCGGGAGAAGCATCGATACCGAGCGCTTCAAGCGCTGCTTCGAACTTCAAAGATGTTAGCTTAGTGTCCTCCAACGTAGCTTCAGCATTCTTTGCCTTTGTCAGCTCATCGTCGTAGGACTTCTGAAGCGTGTCACGTGCTGCCTCAGCCTCACGCAAGCGTGTACGGTAGTTGGCAGCATCGTTGCGGGCGCGCGATAGCTCGCTCTGTGCCCACTCGGGAAGCTGACTCACATCCGATGCATTCGTCTTCGATGTTTCCGTCTGTGTGCTTTCGGTTGTGCCTTCAGTCTGCTTCTCAGTCATTCGTAACCTCCAGGGTCAATACGCGCGGTCACCAGGATCGCGGAATGTCAACATTACGCTACATTTCGTCCTAGGTTTGTAGCATCCTGTTCCAAGTTCTTCGAGTAAATTAGCTCGCGCATCTTGTTCAGGATGAGACGTGTGTTAATCTTCGATTGTCCTACCTTCAAATCCTTAGCAACAGCCTTGCGCGCACGATCATAAATATCGAATGCTTCCTTCTCTTGCTCCAAGGTAGGGTAATTGTCGTACTTGTAAACAGGAACAACGACACATGTGCAATCAGGGTGCCACTTGTTCATCATTTCTGACAAACGTTCAGGGCTCTCTTCGAGCAATGCCTTCTCAAGCTTCTGCGTGTCAAATGGCCAACCTCCAGTGTTGGGGTTGACATACACGGGTCCACGTGAGATCATCATGGTACAGAAGGCGCACGTGGGTGGGCGTGGATCAAATCGGGCAAAGCCGCGGATGGGCTGAGAGGAGTCGCTTTGCACACCCTGAATGAGAGTACGACGAGCACCATCTTCGACAACCTTGATAACGCGGGCTACTGACTCCTCAACGAGATCTTCAGCTGTACGATTCTGCTGAGCGTGCTGAAAGACAGGACGCATGGTCTGCCTGTACCACGTCTCAGGGAAGTAGTCGTCCTTGAAGATGTCATGCCGAGTGTCGTCACCGGTCTGTTCAGCCCTGTTATCGTCATAGAAACGACGTGCAAGGTCAGTTGCCTGGTCACGATACGGCTTCATAACGCGATAGGTCACATGCATCGCCGCATCCCAATCGCGTGCCGACATGTACCCACGCATAAACTGCTGGAAGACATGCAACAACGCCGCAACCATGCGGGATAGGATTCCCTGCTTGGCTGCGGCGTATTCGTTGATGTCCATGTATGTTATACTCTATGTCGGAATGGCTGGACTCGAACCAGCGACATCTCGCTTCCAAGGCGAGTAGGCTACCAACTGCCCCACACTCCGTTAAACGTCTCGCGCGAAGGTTGACCTTCACCAGACGGAATTACGCGCCTCCGAGCGCGCAACGCTATAGCGTGGAGAACACGGGTTTCGAACCCGTCACCTCCTGCTTGCAAGGCAGGTGCTCTACCGAAATGAGCTAGATCCCCATACGATCGTTTCTCATCTGTTCGACTACGGAGGGGGAGAAACGAACAAACCGCCCGCACCGTCAGCGTACTCTGAGAGGGATTCGAACCCCCGGCACCTTGGGTGTAGGCCAAGTGCTCTTCCACTGAGCTATCAGAGTTTGTACCCATTTTGATGTCGCTGAGGGTGCTAACAGCGCTTGCAACCACGTTAGCTACAAGACCCACCGTCGTGGGTAGTCGTGCCTCCAGGTCTTGAACCTGGTACCTCCCGTGTATCAGACGGACGCTCTAACCAGATGAGCTAAGGCACGTGGGGACACGTACGGGTATCGATCCCGCGTCTCCAGGGTCACAGCCTGGTGCTCTACCATTGAGCTAACGTGAACGTTGCGGTGGGTGGATTCGAACCACCGACCTGTCAGCTTATGAGGCTGCCGAGCTACCGCTGCTCTACACCGCAATCAAGAACGCTTAGCAGTGAACGAAGCCACTGTTTGCGCATCCTCTGTTACATCATACTTCAAACGAGTCGCGCTGTCAACTGTCGAATACTGCATATCCCATGACTCCTGAGACATACCCATCAACCCGCCAAGGTTAGTGATCAATGTACCCAACTCATACTGATTTGACTGCTCGACATCCAACCCATAACACAAATTGCCATTCTCTTCATTAACGAAGAAATATGGCGCCATGTCAGGGCCAAAGTTATCCTTAATCTCGGCGATGTTGTCACCGTCCCACACCACAGCCCAAACAGCCTGTGGTCGAACGATTCCAAACAACTTTGCCATCATTTCCCTTTCGTAAGCTGAGCCACCAGGATTCGAACCTAGAACCTCTGATTAACAGTCAGAGATGTTCGCCGTTTACACCATAGCCCATTGAAGCTGACACACCTGAACGGTGCTTTTTACGTGAGCGTCAGCAGACCCACGTTTGCCATCCTAAAGCAAAGCGCTCCCGACGGGACTCGAACCCGCGTTCTCCACCGTGACAAGGTGTTGCCTTAGCCGCTTAGCCACGAGAGCAAGACCATGCTGTTCATACCTACGATTCTACAGCAAACTCAGGCGTTTGTCAAGACCACGTGCTTTGCTTGGTTGACTTAAAGCACGAAATTGTACCCCTACGGGGACTCGAACCCCGACCGCCAGATTGAGAGTCTGACGTGCTGCCAGTTACACCACAGGGACACCAACACGTCTTTTTGGAGCCGGGAGACGTGTAAACCGTATGTCACTTCTAAGCAAGTAGTACAGGAATCGAACCCGTGCCGACAGGGTTGGAAGCTGTCGTGCTACCATTACACCAACCACTCGCATCTATTCTACATCACGTGCAACCACCTGTCAACCCTACTGACAAGCCTCACACTCAGTGTCACCGAGGTTACATGCTGCTCCCAACGGAGCGTCCCACACGTCGTCGACTTCCACTTCCGCAGGAGCCTCAAGCTCCCATGGATCAAGCTGTGCTGTCATTTGTGTTCTGACTCCTCTGCTGTTGTGCCTGAGCCTGTACACGCTGAGCTGCCTCAGGGTCCACGGCCTTTGTTGCCGACGTAGTCTGCATTGGGAAAGTAGGCGAAGGTGATGTGCCAAGAAGCGCCCCGATGTACTCGGTCTTCTCCTGAGCATCCCACAACTCCATCTGCTCCAACTCAGCAGGAGTGTAACGCATATCACGTCGCGCCTGCTGAACCGGGATGACAGGCTTTCCACCTGTCAACTTCACCGCTGCATCTGCCTTAGCAGCATACGTCGGTGTCGATGGGTCTGTCAAGATGGCCTCGCACATGCGTACCTCATCAGGCACAGAGCCCTGCATCACAAGGCAAGCCACGACCATGACGCGCTCCCACACATTGCCGAACATCGCACCCTTCAGCTCAGCCTTCTTCACCAAGCGTGACTCCGCTGAGCGAATGGCCTCAGCTGATGCTGGGGTCTGAGATGAGAATGAAAGGTACTGTGGCGGCAGACCTGTATACGAAGCGGCTTCCTTGGCCAGCTCCTGCAATACGCCAGTGTAGTTGCTCAGCTCAGCAGCGGTGAACTGTGTTGCCTTAGCATTCTCATCTTCGAACGCCAAGATACCGGCCATATACGCCTTGTACTGCGCAGCCGGATCCTGATTCTGCGTGATTGCTTCCTTCTCAACACCAAACAAAAGGCGCTGAGGAACAGCCATCAAATCAGCGGCCATGCTCATGTTCTGCGCAACCTGCGTTGCACGATCCTGCAATGAGCGCAACTCAGGGATGATCTCCGAACGCCCGTACCTATCGCTAATCCTCTCACGGTTCAACGACGGGATGATAGGGACAATTCCGAGATCGTGCACATCTTCATCTGTGACACGAATACGGCCACCCTTTGCGTCCTCAGCGTATACGGTGCGATCAGGCAAATACACAGTGTAACTTTGCTGTTCCTGGTCCAATCCCAGCTTCTCAGACTCAGGGTCAAGGTAAAAGCGGACGGCCCATAGGACACGGCGCGTCCTCTGATCGATCTCTACCCACATGTTCTTCGGGCTTTCGACACGAATCATAGGCGCATCAGCAGGGTGTCCGAAAAGAATGTCCTCGTCGGTGGGGGCGGAAACAGAAATGAATGAGCGACCATGAATGAATGTCTCAAGGAACGAGATCTGAGACTCCTGGTCAAGGTCATTTGCCTTCCACCAAGCCTGCAAATCATCATTAGTTTCCGAGGCGCCAGGGGCGCGGAAACCCACGATCGACAAACGCTCAACCAACGAGTCAAGGTATAGGCGAGACCAACCTACGCTTGCCGACAAATTGGGCAGTTCTCCACGTAGGGGGTGCCCTGTTCGGTCAAGCGTTAGGTCGGCCTCATAATACCTAGAATCGGCAGCCAGCTTGTTACGATCGCGCCCGAGATTTTCACGTGCCTGCTCAATGCAGTCCTTGACTGTCGGCATCAGATAATCTCCAGGCTCTTCTTACGGTTGTACTTGGTCTTTAGGTATTCCTGTCGCGCGCCAAAGGCAAGCACGGCAGTAACAGCAGCATCGATCTTTCGAGGTGAATCCTTCGATTCCTTACCAATACCGATCATGTCGTACGTGTCGCTTGGGCGCTGACGTGCGTTAAGAATGTGCTGCCTCAAAATCTTATTACCATCGTGACGTAGGTTGCCCTCGATAACAGCGTCACGAAAACGCTCACATTCCAACAGGAATTCGCGCTTTGCCTTCGAACGCATATCGTAAGCAATCAAATGTCCAGCACTGGCCTTCACGACAAGTTGCTTACGGAAGTCCGCAGCCCACTGGTCGATATACGACTCAAATTCCTTCACGTCAGCACGGAATGAGACTACATCGTACAGGTCAAATGCACGCCTGACGGCCTTATCAACTGCAACTGTAGGGATCTTCTTGTCAGGGTAACTTTCAGGGTTCCAGACCTCCAACAAGAAAATGGCGCCATCTTCAACACGGCACGCGCAAAGAGCCGTATGGTCTCGACCACGTGAACCGTCAAACCCCAAAGTAATCTGCTCACCAGGACGAAGCTTCATGGCCGGGACAGCGCACTGATCCCACTCCCACGGAGCGATCCAAGCGTCCTCAGCAGCAACGATTTGATTCAAGTACTTACGGCGCGCTTCCGAGCGCACGGTGCGAGGGTCGGCAATCTCTTCGATAAGACGTGGGACGTCCAACCACGTAGAGTCACCACGGGCTACCGTGAGTCCCCTCTGTAGCGACTCGTACTCTTCCATGTTGGTGTCGGCGGGTGCTTCAAGTGCGTCATAGAAAAACTTACTGAAGTTGACCTGGCCGCCGACAATCTTTTCGAACGCCTCATAATCCTGCTCAGCAATTGACTCTTCACCAGGACGGTGCGCGTTGCAAATCGAGAGCCTACGGAAACTACCACCGCGTCCCTTAGCAACGTTACCCTGAATAGCACCGGCCATCTCATGCCCATTATTGTTCTCCAACCAAAACTGCGTCTCATTCATGATAACAAAATGAGAACGACCACCCTCAAGGGACTTCGGGGATGAGGTCACAGCCTCAATACGCCCACCATTCTTCTTGTGAATGATTTCCTTGTGAATGTCAAGTCCATAAGTCTCGATCAGGTCGCGTGACACCATCGTTGGGAACAACGTGAAAGTGTTTCGTGTCTGATCACGAGAAACAGCAGCCACCTGAATCCACGGCGCAGGCTGAGGCTTACCGACAGGGTTCCCGTCCTTGTCCCAATGAGAGAAGGCAGTGGGAGCGCACAGCTCGATAAGACACATGGCGGCGGCAAGGGGGTCCTTACCCCAGCCCTTCATACGCCTAATCACACCACTGTTGAATAGGAAACGACCCTTGTCGTCAATCGCGTACCACCATAGGATGAGACGCATCTGTTCGTCTGTGAACAAAAATGGCTCACCAGCGTCAGGGCCGTCAGGCTGACGTAGGAACTTAAATGCCCACGCCAAAATGTACCAACCCAACGTCTTGTCAGGAAGACCGTCAGGTAGGGTCGTTTGTGTTACTTCGCTCGTCGGGGCGAGACGCAATGAGTCCGTCACGGGGATGCCTCTCCTGGGGGCGTAGTCGGCGCTGACTCCTGGTCAACTGTGCCTGGCGCCCTTCACGAGCGCTTTTGATGGCGTGGCAATGCGCGCACACACCTTGTAAGTTCTGATAACTATGATCATCGCCACGTCGAATATGGTCGACCTGGGTTGACTTCCTCGTGCAACCGTGGTAGCGTAGTTTGCAGATTGGATCACGGGCCAGGATGTGTGGCCTGATTGCCGTGAACCAATCAGCAGGAAGTCGGGAACGGCGATTCGAGGTGTTCCAACTCATGCCTCAGCGCGTGACTTGATCGCACCCTCCATGCGCTCCTTGAACTGCAAAATGAGAGCCTCGCTGGCATCGTCGACCTTGTCAGTGACGGCCTTGCGTGCAATCTCAATGCGAAGACGGCGGCGATCACCCTCTGTAACGAGAAGATTACTTGTTGCAGTCTGCCATGCCTTGTACATTTCAGAGGATGGCTTGTTAGAGGTCACGAGTGTTTGCAGCATGAAACATACGACGCGCGCATACTCCCAGTCACTCGGCTCGTAAAGCGTAGCCTGAGCACTGTTAATTAGCCCGTCGTAGAAATCGACCACCATTGGGTGAGGGTCAAACGGTAGATTGAGCGGTGGGACAATTACTTCCCCGAACGCCTCTACCTTATCTGTAGGTACGACGTCCTCATGACGGCGCACGCGCTCTTCGGGACGCTTAGGTACCGGACCAGGCATCTTCTTTCCTTTCGTTGACAGCCAGTGTCACATTGAAGCTACATTCAGTTACTGGCAAAAACTTGCACAGGCCATAGGGGTTTGCCCCTAATTGACATTCTAACCCGCACAAAATGTCGATCCCGCT